ACCAAGTGTTCTTGAAGGTGTTCCTTTTCACAAAGGAATTCAAATATTCTACGAGTCATCCTGAGCATCTCCCGATGAGTCTTTTTGCAATGCCTCGTAAGCCTGTTCTGTACTTTCTTTAAGGCTAATCACCCACTGAAGGATGTCTAGTTGTCCCTTACGAAAGAACAAATCTAATTCAGTTTGAATCGGAGCTACTTTGTTAACTGCATTGAAGATATTTGTTGTATCTTCGATGAAGTCTTTCCACCCAACCGTAGTCATCGTGGAAAATCGCTCTTCATAGTACTTTTCTAACTGTTTGTCCATAGTTTTCTCCTGTTTTAGGAACTATGTTGTATTATTACAACATTATGCTGATATTACCACAAAAGTTGTAAAATGTCAAGCACTTTTTGATTGTTTTTGCAACATTTGTAGCGATGCGATACGCTCGTTGCTTTTAATATCTTCTTCTTTTAGTGCTAATTCAGCAATCTTGGCTCTTTGAGCAAACTCTCCTGAGCTGTCTTGACCACGAATGTTCTGACTTAGACCACTAATAACTCTTGCTTGCGTTTCTTGTGGCATCAATTGAGCCGCAACTACGTCTTTCTGAGCAGAAGCGTTGTTTCGAGTGGCTTCTGACTGCACTTTAGCGATTTCAGCCTGTGCAGCAGCGGTTTGGAGCTGCATTTGAGCCTGTTGCATCTGTTGTTGCTCTGGGTTAGGCTGCATCATCTGCTCTAGTTGCTGGATCATCTCAGCACGATTTGGTAGGCTAGAGGAGCTAATGATACCTTTGAGGATCATTGGCAGTACTGGAGTGTCAGGACCGAGGGTTTGAAGCAATGCGATAAGCTGCTGTTGTTCATATTCCCTAGCAATGATACCTAAAGTAGCCATTGGGATAAACTTGTAATCGGAAGCAGGATAACGCTCGGGGTCAAACTGCATAAAGCGATAAGCAGCTTTACGAATTAAGGGAACTAAGAAGTCCTCTTGGAAGTTCGTAAGTGTACGCTTGTACTTCTTAACGATACCAGCAACTGACATTGACATCTGAGCTGCACCATCACGAGTAAACGCTGTTGGTTGACCAGAAGCATCGGTTGTGCCAGTAGCCTGAAGAAGCATTCTCTCAAAGTTCTGGCTAATCGCTAAGTTGCCGGGATCAGTAGTACCGAACTTGAATGGGAATAGGATCTCTGCTGGATTACCATTTGTTAGGATTGCTTTGCCGGGCTTGACTTCAAACTTAGCGCCACGAGGTAATCGTGTAGCATCCATTGCAATCATTGGCGATGTGGTGAGGGCTAAGCTGTCAAGGTGTGAACGCAACTGAGCGTCAATACCCTTTTGCATATTGTAAGCCTTCTCGACTGTGCCACGACCCCAGAAGCGATTTGGTACTGTATCATCCTGATATGCTACGACAGGACGATCTTTCATCATGTAAGGCGTTTTCTCTGCTTTAAGGAGGAGGTCGCCATTAGCAATAACAACGATGGCTTCGACGAGGTCGCTATATTTATCCGCAGTGCTATCTTCCGGAAATAAGTCAACAACTTCTTCACCTTCTTTGTTTTCCAATTGTTCAATGTATTCACGAGGGACTAAACCGTAATACTTCATAAGAAGTACTTTGTCGTCTCTAAATTGTGTGGTTTCCTGTGTTGGCTCAAGATCGTCGTCTTGTCCGTGGGGCTGGATGTCTACCTTACGATAGATACCTTTCTCAATACCAGAGACAATCTGGTGAATCGATACATAGGACTCAATAGCAACTCCCATTGCCTCATCCACGGTTGTGGCGTTAGGATCAATGAGGAAATTCTTTGGATTGATGGGATTTAGCTTGACGCAGGTATATTCCTTCTCCATCACTCCGTAGGCGGCAGTACCATCTTCCATTGGCATTGTCTGCGGGAACATCTCCATCTTCTTAGAGACTGTCAGTTCACCAATACCAGTACCATAAATCTCAGCTATTAACTCAACCTGAGTGATAGCCTTTCTAATGTTTTCTTTCTCTAGGTCTTCTTTGAGCTGGAGTTTAAGGATTTCCACATCGATAAGCTGTTGATCGGCAACATCATCAGCGATGTCAAACCATTCACCGTTTCCAAATACTGCTTCGCAAATTTCTGCGTGTCTTGTTTCCACAGCCTGCTGAGTCGCTGGGGAGATAATACGGCTGCGCTCAGATTCTCTAGTGCGGTCTTCTGCAGACCACTTACCTCGAAATATTCTTTCATACTCTTTCCATTCTTCTAAATAATTTGTATCTCTGTGATCTCTCCACCGGTCACAGTGAGAGACAACGAACTCGACAATCTCTTTGTCTGCTTCGGTTGGTTGCTCAAACTCGTTTTGTCCTAGTTCTTCTTTTTCAAACTCAGCCATGATTTTCCTTACTTAGTGGTATCGCCAAAAGGGTCTTGATACATTGGAGTAACAACCTGTTCTTTTTTTCCTTGATATGCTTTTTTAAGAGCAGAAAAAGCGGCATTAGCAAAACTGCGTGTTTTTGCTTCGTCTTTAAATGTTTGCTTAAATATTTCTAATTTATCAAAAAAATTCTCTTGTAACTCTGGGTTTTGTTCTAATGCTTTAGCTTGTAATGGTAGCGTTGTTTGTAACCAATAGCGTTTAAGTTCTGGTGTGTTAAATACTTGTTGACCAAGAGGTGTGTCAAGTAAAGATTTACCACGAGGAAGCTGAGACTCTAGGCTTTGTAAGTCTGCAAAGCGCTCTTCCCATGAAGTATTCTTTAAACCATATCCTCCAATAGCGCTAGGACTACGCTGTTGTATTTCTAGTGATTTAACATAGTTCCTAAAGTTTTGTTCAAGTTGTTTTCGTAACGAAGAGCCTTCTTCGCCTCGGGATTCTCTCTGAAGAGCTTGAGCAATTGTATCTTTTTGTTTATCTTTAGAAACTTGACGGTCTACTATGTTTTTTTGAACATGAGCAACTTCATGAGCAAATACTCTAGTAGCGTCTTGTGTAAAAGGGGTACTTAAATTAACTGTTGTTGGTGCTTTAAATGTATCAACATAACCACCAATACCTGCCCCTTCTTTATCAGTATACACATCGTAAGGACGAACTGCGGTTACGCCTTGAACATAAGCTGGATTGTTCATATTGCTAGTTGGAACATAAGTTTCTTTTAAATCGTCTAACATATACTGTGTTAAACGAGGATCATTGCCAATAATAGGAGGAAGTTTAAATAGTCCGTTTGCCATATTAGTATCCGCTTATAACATCGAGTACTTCATAATCATCTTCGTCATAGTCCTGTTGATAACTGGTCAAGGACATCTGATCAACATACGCTAATGCGTCCACAAGGTCGTCATGGACGTTAGCGGTAGGAAACTGGAGGACTTGATCTACAAACTCTTTCCAGTCTTCATCTTCGTTTAGGGTAATCCTGCCGTGTTCAAACCTACCCTGTAACGCCCAAGCTACTCGCTCAGTCTTTTTCTTGTTGCCATGCGTCAAATCTGTGATGTGAAAATACGTATTGTTCTTTCTCATTAAATCGTTTAAGTAGGGATGCACTGCATTCTTTAGCGCCCCTCTTTCGATTCCTACAGCCATCGGTTTGTATTCTTGTACAAGTCGAAGTATCTTTCCCGCTGTCTCTTTAATATCCCAACGACCATGTACAATCTTCTCAACGAACCAATCTCCAGTGTCTTCTACTTTTACAATTGCGATAGCGGATTCGTCTAACCGTTTCTTAGAAGCACCTGCATTCTTAGCAACTTCCTCAAAACCGGCAAGGTCAATGGCGATGATGTAGTCACCATGCTGCGGAGCTTCGCCATACTTAATCCACTCTTCTTTGAATATCTCCTGACCGGCATTGTCAAAAGAAGCCTCATACTCTTGTTTGAACGCAAACGATGAGAGTGTCTTCTTTGCTGCGTCCACCTCTTTCGGATCAATCGTCTCATTGTCTTTAGTGGTGAAGTGCCATGCTTTCCATTCTTCGTCTTCTTCTGCAAAGCCTAGTTTATACATATCGTAAAACCAGTTACGCCCTGACGGAGTGGAGATGAACATAGCCTCTCCCTTGTTATCCGACAGAGAAGCACGAACAATCTTCTCCCACGTCTCCTGCTTAATAAACGCACACTCGTCGAGGACTGCGTAGTACAGACTCAGACCACGAAGCGTATCACTATTATCTGCACCACGAACATGAATCTTACGACCATTCACTAAAGTGATGTCCAGATTGTTAATGTGCGCAGACTTAATAACAGGTCTACCAATCTCTAGGAGGCTGTCCCAGATGATTTGTCTGGACTGCCCTAGGGTAGGGGACACATACAGCACTGCAGACCCTTCTGGAGCCTCTAATGCCTTTATAATGAGCATCATGGTAGCGAGTCTGCTTTTGCCACACCGCCGCCCGGCTGCTATCACTTTAAAGCGAGTCTTATCCTTAAAGACTTCTTGTTGCCAACTCAGTAACTGGAAGTTAAGATTCATCTTCTTCTTCCACCATATCAACAACACCAGCATCTACTGTGGGGTTATTCAACCCAGTAATATTGATGCTGATCTGTGGAGTGGTTCCACCGTTCTTTGCCGCATCGAATACCGACACTGGCAATATTCTATCGACACATAGCTTTAGTGCCGCCATGTTATCCTTATCGTCAGGGTTCAATGCTTTGGCGATAAGTGTTTCAATTATTTTATCTCCGGAAGTGCCTAGCAACCTTGCTTTGAATTCAGCAATTCGTGCAGAGTCTCCGGCAGGTCTTCCGACCTTACCTCTGTTACCCTTCTTCTTCGCCTCGATGTCCTTCTTTAGGGGACGACCTAACTTACGACGAACAATCTTAGGACGTTGTTTCTTTTCGACAACATCAGTTGTTACTTCTAATTCGTTTGACAAGTCTTTATCCTTTTTGGAGACATTGCGTACTATATAGGATTTACGCTATCGGAGAGGTTTCTATAGGAGAAGAATATAAATCATCCTATATCGCTATCGGATATCCCTAACATCCGACATAGTACTATACTGCGAACTATAGCATACTTTTCTTAATTTGTCAAGTACTTTGTTACTTTTCTTTACTTCATAGTCCATCCTGTGCGGGACTTCATAGTCTTGATTGGTCTCCGCAACCTATCCGACATAGTCCCTACGGTGCGCTGATTCCGTCATTGACTATATTATGCGTAGGCGTTTAACTGTGTCCCTTTATTGCCTACTCTGTCCCTATTTATTATTGTTAATACAATCAACAACTTACATTGCAGTGCAATATAGTCCTTTTTTACTATTTTGTATACTTGCTTTTTACTGTTTTATATACAGT